AAGCTTACGCCCAGCCGCACTTTTGAACTTAGAGATGACAAAGTTGAATAGGTCATTCAAAGGTTCTGGCCCACTGGCTCTACCGCCGAATGTCTTTAGCCTTGCACCAGCAGGTCTGATATTGGACAAGTCCCACTTTGGTATCTCACCTGCATACAAAAGAGAGATGAGCTTACGTAGTCCCTTTGCCCAGCCTTCCTTGCTGTCTTGCACAACAATCATATCCTCGACATGTTGCAAGTCTTCTGGGACAATTGGCAGCTTCTGAATGGACTGTCTTTCGACAGAGAAGCCTACGCCTGTGCCACACAGCAGGATAAACATAGCCTCATCAAAGGCACGAGGATGGTCAACAGGCAGGTAACTACAGTTATATACACATGTGTTATCTCTTTCAGATGCTGCACCTGCAGTCATCAATGCTCTCATGCTAGGCATAACTTGCAGGGAAAGAATAGCTTCGTGTATGTCTAGCTTGTCTTTCAAGTCTATGTTTACGTTGGCGACAATGTTATCCATAAATCTTTGGACAGTCTCGCCCCACGTTTCTCTGCGTCCTTCGTCATCCATCCATCTAGCGTAACGTGATGTCGCAATGAATGTCTGATAGTCTGTTGGTAAGTTAGTGTTCATATTCATCTAGGTTTTTTTCCTCTCATAATGTCTACAAAGTGGTGTGGTTCAATGCTTTCTTTTGACAAAGCAAGACTTGAATTATAGCACGACTCCTCAACCGAAGCAATAAGTTTATTTAGATACCACTCAGCTTTCTTCAAGTCTTCCACAGGTTTGCCCTTGTAGGTGTAACGCCACATGTATTTCATCACGTTACCTTTTAGATAACCTTGGAACTCTGAGCCTGTCATAGAAGCCTCAATAGCTTCGATGCACTCTACACCCTTTGCGTTGTAGTGTGATGGGCTGTTGACAACATCTTCAGTTGCCGTGTCCAAGGATTGCGTTGATTCTCTTTCTGACATATTCTACCTCTCCTGATTTCAAAACTTTGAATGCAAAATCTCGCATGTATTCTGGGTCTACCCCAGCGTGGCTACAGACTTCTTCAAAGTCCTCTGCCGTTGTACCATATGATGCAAAGAACCAAGCCTTTGCTCTGTCTCTTTCTAGCATGACATTCGTAGGCTCACCTGCATACTCTGGTTTAGTTGCATCAAGCAACGCCTGTAGTATTACACATAAGAACAATGTCTGCTCTGGTGATGAGGGGTCTGGCCTGAACTCATCCGTGATTACAGTTATGTTAGTCTGTCTCATATTGATTGTCAAGCCATTCTTTTGGGATACCATCAGATAGTTTGCACCACCTGAATCCGTAACGCTCACACCACTCAGCGTAGGTCATGCGTCCTCCCTTGTGTAGTTTATTATTAGGTGCTTGGAATACAAATCGTATGTCATGTTCGGGGTGTTGCTTCTTAATGAACAGATGTTTCTTTCTATCCTCAAGCATAAACTTACCCTTAACTTCTAATATAACGCCATTAGGTAACACAAAGTCGGGGATATACTTTTTATCCTCACGCCATTCGTACTCTATTTTAAATGGCTCGTACTCAAACTTAATCTTAAATTTATGTAGTTGCTCTGAGGCTTGATATTCTGCTTCTGATTTGTATTGGTGTTTCTTTTTTCTTGCCATTATGAAATAGGTATCTCCTCTACATCTGGTGTCTTTGAAACCTGTGTAAGGTAACGCACACCATTGGAATACTTGAATGCTCGTAGGTTATCCCAGCACTTAGTCTTGTAGCCACAGAACACACATCCAATAACCAGCTTGCGGTTGCCAGACTTGCCATCAGGTACGTCATTGTAACAACGTGGTGGTGGTGTGTCGGTATCTACAATACCCTTTAGATAATTGACACGAGCATTAGCATCTATCATCTCTAGCTCATGCACCTTAGTAACAGCAAGCTCACCACTGTTCTTATCAATAGCAAAGAATGCCGCCTCTGTGTCACCACGCTTCGTAGCGTAGGCACTTATCTGTGAGATGTAACCAAAGGGGTCATCATCTGTTAGCCTGTTCTCTTTAAACTTCTTAAACGCAAAGGAAGAAGCTGACTTGATGTCAGTAAGGACACCATCAATGATACAGTCCTGATGTCCTAACACACCCTCGACTGTTACTTCGTCCTGCTCTCCTTCAACTGTATGTCCAGCACTCTTGGTTAAAAGAATTAGGACAGCCTCTAACAGATGACCCATAAGGAACTTAATCCGAGTCTGTCCGTCAATAGACTGCCCTTCGACACCCTTTACTCCAAACCAGATTTGACGGTCTGGCTTACCGATTTGAGAGAGACGTAAGTTCGTCTTGCCTTCACGTTCCCCTTCTTGGAGTATGATGGACGCAGCCTCACGCACTTGAGATGCAAAGTCATCAAGAAACTTTTGCATATCTTTCTTGCCTGTATCCACCCCTTCTTCTAGCATAGCGTAGATGTCAGGTATTAGTGTGTCTATATTCTTTGTCATTTTATATTTTCCCAAAAAGCATACACTATAACAGCGATGCAAATACCAAGCATACTATATGTATATATATCCATTATTGTTATCTCACAAAATAATTATGTATAAATTTAATTATTTTTTCTTGCCAGTATTTTAACCACTCTGCACGAGGGAAGCCGTAGCCTATCATAAAGGAAAGAACAGACACTGCTACCATATCAGCAAGCCCAGAATTGTAAATTGACATTTAAATAATCTCCTATAAAGGTGATAGCGTCCCCATCCTCGTAGCTATCCCAAGAGCCAATAACTCATGCTCTCACCCGTTTGACTAGCCTATTGCTTAGAAGGGTACTTCTTCGCTAGGCATTCCGTTGTTAGATGCTGGTGCAGCTTCGGTAAAGCCGCCCTCAACTACATCTAAGTCTTCGCCATAGGACACAAGGTCAACGACTTGGACTTTCTTGAGGATACCAGAGACACCAGACTTACCATTCATCTCCCAGTTGAAAGGAGTGTACAGTACGTTCACTGTGCTACCATTACCAATGAGTTTCTTGGTAGGATTCTTCTGTGCATCCACTACTGTAGGTGCTTCGTTCTCTGTACCATCACGGCGTTTGACACGCTGACGAATGTGTACAAAATCACCACGCTCGTCGCCTTTGTTTTTGATAGTCAACCCGTCGGCTTGGATAGCCTCACGATTGTTGTCATCAACAAGGATGTCAATGCCCCACTCTGGCTCGAATGTTGTGTTTGGTTGTTGGACGCTTGCCCAGTATGCTTTACCTGTAATAACTGTCATTTCGTTTTTATCTCCGTATAATTTTCGGTGTCGGTAGCACCATTGCCAGCCGACTACTATATAGTAACTCAACTCGAATCATAAGTCAAGAACTTTTTTTAGTGTGTCTCTGCCCAAGACTTTCCAAGTTTGTATTCACTGTCAAGTGGGCATCGAACTTTTAGTGATTGTTCCGTAAGCTTCATTGCTGTAGCTGTAACACCACCAAGTTCTTCTGCATGTTCTTTATGCACCTCGAACTGGTATTCATCGTGTATACTTGCTACAAGTTTGTAATCAAGCTTACGCTTTGTGGCTTCAATCGTAATAAACTTCAGCCATTCTTTACACACAATAGCACCTGCACCTTGCAGTAACAGGTTCATTGCGGCGTGGGCTTGGCGAACACGTAGTATGCGTCCATCAAGTCCCAGTATATACCCTCGTGAAGCAAGCTTGTCAACCTTGTGACGTAGCGTCTTCAACGCTGGCATATTATTTAGGAAGTTGTCAATCAGCTTCTGTCCATCTCTGGCTGTGCCGTTAACAATCTGTCCAATCTTTGCAGCACCAGCCCCATAGATGAATGCGTAGATGAATGTCTTTGCATTGTCTCTTGTAGGCAGTCCTGCCGCACGTTGGTTGGCGGTGTGAACATCACCCTCAACAACCTCTCGTGTGAAGTCTCTATCATTTAGATAGTGAGCAAGCATTCGTAACTCTAGTGAGCTTGCGTCGCTACCAAGAAGAATATAATTATCAGAGCTAGTAGTCCATACATCTCTGCACTCCTTTCCATAGGGCGAATACACAGCAGGTATCTGTGCCATATTGGGTGATGTGTGTGCCATTCGTCCTGATATTGTTCTAAGTGTTAGCACCTTGCCGTGAACCTTGCCATCATCATCGACATGCTCAAGCCACGACTTAATCTGTGATGCACGTTTCTCAAGCATAAGGTATCGTGCAATCAGTTTAGCTTCGGGTATGTCAAGTTTCTCTAACACTTCCTCTGCTACAATAGGTTGCCCCTTCTCTGTGTGCTTCTGTGGTTGCCAACCTAAGTCCATAAGACGTTCTGCTATCTGCTTACGTGACGCAGGATTGAACACAGTAACCTTGTCCTTCAGTCTGTTACCTGTCTTCTCAGAGTAGCGTTGCTCTACGATAGGCTTGAACACATCCTGTAGCTGTTGTTTGATTTGTTCTGATTCGTCTGTTAACTTTGCAAGTAACTGCATAGCCTTTGGTTCGTCAAGGGCAAAGCCATTCTCTTCCTGCCTGTCAATGATAGCACGTATCTGATGCTCAAGCTTGATGCTACGTGGACTAAACTTCTTTAGTTCAGGTACTAGTGTAGTGTACACCTTTGCTGTCAACTCTACATCACGGATACAATACTTCAACATCTCGTCGCTGTATCCTGAGAAGTCATCGAACTCAATCTTAGCGAAGCCAAGCTTCTCACCCCAAGCTGCAAGCGAGTGACCACCTTCACGCATTGGGTCTGCAAGTTGTGATAGCAGTAATGTATCACGTATCTTAGACAGTGGGATGTTACAACCTAGTAATCTTTTAAGAACAGGAGCATCAAAAGACACACCATTGTGCATGACCAGAATGTCGGACTGTTCCAACAACGGCTTGCAATGTTCCATATTCTTTTGTGTAAAGGTATATATGCGGTCATCATCTAAGTCCTTTGCTACAACACAAAAGATTTCTTTTGCGTCTAAACTGTCTGTCTCAATGTCAACTACTAGTCGTTTCATCCTTGTATACTTTCAAAAAATCTTTGGCGAATAACTTCTGTATATTCAGAAGCCACATACGAGAGGCGTTGTGGTCGCCACCTGATACACTTCTTTTGCTATCAAGATTATCTATTATTTTCTTTAGATTGTCAACCTTAAAAACAAGTGTTGCGAAAATATCTTCTCCAATACATAGGTTGTGAAACCAGTAATCAGCTTCGGTGGCGGCAATGCCAGATGGTTTGCCATAAGATTGATACTCAATGCATATGTTACCTGTGTCCATCCACATACCACGCTCAGACTTTACTTCAATCTTTTTGTTTTGAAGCATCTCAGACACAACATCTTCACGAACCTGTCCATACTTA